GTCAAAAACTTATATCAGAAGGGCATGCTGTAGAATACTGGGGTGGAACGAAAAATAAAATATGGGGTTAATACCATGGCAGTAAGAAAAAGTAAAATGGCGACAAAACGTAAAATGTCAAAAGGTGGCAAAAAACGCAGAATGTCAAAAGGCGGAAGAAAGAAGTAGATAGTGTCTCATCTCATCAGTAATATCCCGCATTTTAAATGCTGGGTAAGAAGAGAGTTTACAAGTAACCACGAAAAACACCACGGCGAATATCTTCACGCAATCGCTATAGCAGTTAACACGATACCTGATAGATCTTTGAGTTTTCAAGTTGTATTTACAGGAGAAGAAAACAACTGCGAAGACTGGGACGAAGGCAATATACACGGTGGTGCGATGTGGGCAAGGATGCCGATACAAGCTCTAGTTGCTGATGTCCCTAGTGAAGAATATCCAGTTCCAATGGAAGATCATTTAGCTCAACCATGGGATTGTGAATCAAGAGATCATTCAGTTATAGTTATGGACCGAGTTTCTTCATCACCATGGCTTTGCAAAATTGATGGAAAGTTTTATAATGGAAAGTATATGTTTACTGTTGATTATACTGGCAATGATATAGCTGATGACCCAGCTCAACACAAACAGTCTCATGTACTTTATATAACAGAAGATTGTGAGTGGCAGGGTAACTTCGTAGCACTGCCTAATAATAGGGTGAGAGCAACTAGCCCAGCACTCTGGGTTACTGGAGAAGGCGCACCAGATTTTCGACCATCTCAATGGACACACTCAGCAGAAGGACATGAAAGTTACACTGATCCTTCAGTAACATTTAATAATTTATACGACGAGTAGATTATGGCAGAATATCAAGGTAAAAAAGTAACACTTAACAAACCAAGAGGTTTACGTCAAGGTGAGCCAGGATATGGTAAAAAACGTAAAGTAGTTTTTGTTGGTCAATGTAGTAGTGGCGGTAACAAAGTTAAACGTATTACTTTCGGCGATGCTAATTTAGGTATGCATAAAAACAGTAAAGCAAGGAAAAAATCTTACTGTGCTCGTAGTGGTGGAATTAAAAGCGACAGATGTAGTGCGAACTACTGGGCAAGAAAAGACTGGGACTGTTAAATGGATGGACTATATATAGTTGAAAAAACTTTAAGGGAGTTGCGTCAAAGACAAGATGAACTTACAGAAGTATTAAAAACAGGAGGAGTCCAAAACTGGGAGGGGTATCAAAGAATTCTTGGTGAGCTATCAGGTCTTAGCTCAGCTGAGAGAATTATAATAGACCTGCAAAATATAAAGGAGCAAAACGATGGCATCTGAAACAACAGAGTCAACACGCACTCCCATACCTGATCATATTGAAAAGGTACGAGAGATAAAAAAGGAAGAAGAACCCACTCAGGAATTTACTCCTGAGTCGATACAAGAAGACGAATCAGTAGCAGAAAAGCTACCTGTTCCAACAGGATACAGGATGTTGATCTTACCTTTCACACAAAAAGCAGTTACAAAAGGTGGAATACATCTTGCTGAGTCTTATGTGGAAAAAGAAAGATTAGGTACTAATGTAGGTTTCGTAGTATCATTGGGACCAGATGCTTACAAAGATAAGAACAAGTTTCCGAATGGCGCTTGGTGCCAGGAAAGAGACTGGGTTATTTTTGGAAGGTACGCAGGAGCCAGAATCAAAATTGATGGTGGTGACTTGCGTTTATTAAACGATGATGAAATACTCGCTGTGGTTAATAACCCAGAGGATGTGGAGTAATCACGCAAAAGGAGAAGACCCATGGCAGAATCCATGCAACAAGTAGAAGAAGCTGTTGAGCAAACAGTAGAAGTAGAAGTAGAGGAAGCAACAACTGAAGAAGCAACATTGCTTGAACAAGTTGAAGTACAGCCTACAGAAACTCAACAAGAACCTGAGAAGGGTGTATCTGACGAAGAAGAAATAGCAGAATATAGTGAATCCGTAAAGAAAAGAATTAACAAACTAACCTATAAAATAAGGGAAGCAGAAAGAAGAGAACAAGCAGCAATAGAATATGCCAAAGGTGTTCAAGATAGACTCAACACAACTCAAGCAAATCTTTCACAAAAAGACCAAAATCTTTATGATGAATATTCGGCTAGGGTAGATACTCAGCTACAATCAGCAGAAGACCGTTACAAACAAGCTCACGACATAGGCGACACAGACGCTATGTTATCTGCTCAGAAAGATGTAGCAAAACTTGCTGTAGAGCAAGAGAGTTTAACTAGAGTAAAGCCTGAACCACAAGTTCAAGAAACACCTGTGCAAGTTCCACAAGTACAGCAACAGCAACAACCAGTAGAACAAGTTGCCGCACCAGATCCTAAAGCTCAAGATTGGGCAAGTAAAAATGATTGGTTTGGTGAAGACTTAGCAATGACTACGAGTGCTTTTGCTTTCCATAGGCAATTAGTTGAAAAAGAAGGTTTTGATCCAGCTTCTGATGATTATTATTTAGAGGTTGATCGAAGAATGGCGAGAGCTTTTCCCCATAAATTCAATAATGGAGGAGAAGTTTCTCAATTAAACAATAACATGCAAGAACCTGTAGCAAACTCAAGTAGAGGTACGAGAGGAAAAGCAGGGAAAGCACGCACTGTCAAGTTGTCACCAAGTCAAGTAGCAATAGCTAAAAGACTAGGTGTGCCTCTTGAAGAATACGCTAAACACGTAAAATAGGAGATAAAAATGGCTGATAAACAAGAAGAAATCACCACAACGGATCGAGCTCCTCGATCTGCAGATACACGAGATAGTGAAACTCGTCTTAAACCATGGCAACCCCCGTCTTTATTAGACGCACCAACGCCACCAGATGGTTATGTCTATAGATGGCTTAGAGAATCTATGGTAGGAGTAGAAGATAAAGCGAATATGTCAAAACGTATTCGTGAAGGATGGGAACCAGTGAGAGCTGAAGAACACCCTGAATTTGAAGCCCCAACTGTAGAAGATGGAAGACATATAGGTGTAATCGGAGTAGGTGGGTTAATACTCGCAAAGATGCCTATCGAAACCGTCGAACAACGACGTGCATACTACAAAAAGATGGCTGCAGACCAAATGCAGGCAGTCGATTCGAATCTTATGCGTGAGAGTGATAGCAGAATGCCTATTAGTCAACCTAATAGAAATTCTCAAATCACATTTGGTAAAGGAAATGATTCGTAAGAATTATGAATTTAAATTTTAATATAATAAAAAAGGTGAAAATAAATGGCAAATGTAAATAGCCCAAATGGTTTCACACCTGCTTATCATATGTCTGGTGGTACTATAAGACCTTCTGAGTTCGCAATCGCAAGTGGAACTAACGCATCTATCTTTAGTGGTGATGTTGTTAATCTATCAAGTGGTTTAGTAATTCAAGGGACTGCAACTGGTGTACCTCTAGGTGTATTCGGCGGGGTGGAATATCAAGCTACCGACGGTTCGGTTGTCTTCTCGAAAGTGTGGACAGCAGACGTTGNAACTTTAGGTGCTGCAAATGCGAAAGCGTATGTTTATTCTGATCCAGATATTGTTTATGAAGCTCAGTCAACTGGGACTCCTACACAAGCATCTATTGGAACAACTAATACGATTTCAACAACTGCAGGTGATTCTAACACAGGTCGATCAAAAGAAGGTGTAACAACTACAACTTCTAGTGGTATTGCGACAGTAGTGGGGTTTGTAGACAGACCCGATAACGCTATTGGTCAATACGCTAGAGTGTATGTGATATTCCCTACTTCTGTATTCGGCAATAACTAAAAGGTGAATAATAATGGCAATTAATAGAGCGCAATTAGTAAAAGAACTCGAGCCAGGACTGAATGCACTTTTTGGTCTCGAGTATAACCGTTACGAGAATGAACATGCTGAGATTTTTGACACGGAAGCTTCAGACAGAGCGTTTGAAGAAGAAGTGATGTTATCAGGCTTTGCACAAGCTCCTGTAAAAGGGGAAGGTGCAGCAGTCACATATGATGCAGCTCAAGAAACTTTCACATCTCGTTACACTCATGAAACAGTAGCCCTAGCCTTTGCATTGACTGAAGAAGCTATCGAAGATAATCTCTACGATACTCTTTCTTCAAGATATACAAGAGCTTTAGCTAGATCAATGGCAAACACGAAGCAAGTAAAAGCTGCAAACGTGCTTAATAATGGTTTCTCAACTTCCTTCCCAGGAGGAGACGGAAAACCTCTCATGACAACTGACCACCCAACTTTAACAGCTGGCGATCAGTCTAATGAACCAAGCACAGGTGCTGACTTGAACGAAACTTCGTTAGAGAACGCATTGATTGATATTTCTGCATTTAAAGATGAAAGAGGTATCAAGGTAAATGTACAAGCTAGAAAGCTGATCGTTCCACCACAATTACAATTTGTGGCTGATAGAATATTAAATTCTCCAGGAAGAGTGGCTACATCGGATAATGACATCAACGCTATGAAGAACATGGGAATGTTCCCAGAGGGTTATGTTGTTAACCATTATCTAACTGATACAGATGCATTCTTTATCAAGACTGATGCCCCTAATGGTCTAAAGCACTTTGAAAGAGCTACAATGACAACTGGTATGGAAGGCGACTTCGAAACTGGTAACGTTAGGTATAAAGCCAGAGAAAGATATTCTTTCGGCTTTAGTGATTGGCGTGGAATCTACGGATCTCCAGGTGCTTAATCGGGAAGCTTAGCTTAGGAAAGGGATCTTCGGATCCCTTTCTTTTTTATATAGATTACTATAGAATAAATTCGACTAGGATAAATAATTGTTCTATATACTGACCTAGCAGACTAGCCGAGAATATAGAACTTATTTCCAAAGGAGGAAATTATGGCAAATTCGACGTTTAATGGACCAGTCAGGTCCGAGAATGGTTTCAAAACCATTGATATTAATTCAACAACAGGTACTGTTACTGATGGTTTAGTAATAAACGCTGATGGTAATATCTTTACTGATGATGGTGGACATATTCAATATGTTGCAGCAGCAGGTTTTGGACCAGCTGATCTAATCGTAGGTAAAGGAGGCAGTCAGTACGCTACAGCTAACCTTACGCAGAAAGTGCAACACAACTATTTCCATTAGGAGCTAAGTTGGTTTACGGTAATAATGTTTATCGTTATGTTGGTATTGGTGGAACTGCAGTAACAGCAGGTAAACTTTTACAACAACCAGCAGTAGTTTCTGATCATGCTAATATGGCTGCAACAGCAGCAGTAGCAGCAGGTGAAACAGCTATTTCTGTAGAAACAGGTGGTACTGATATTACTCTTAACCAATATGCAAACGGTTATCTTTGGGTAAATGATGTAAATGGTGAAGGGCAAATGCTTAGAGTAAAATCTAATCCAGCACACGACCAT